CATTCCTTCAGATATTAAAATTTCAATTTGTCTTCAAACTGAATGGATGATTAAAAAAGGATTAGATTTTATAAGAGAAGGTGGAGATAAATTTATTACCGAAACTATGGGTGCTTATTCATATCAGAAAGCAAAACCTGTAAATGAAATTGAAGCTTTAATTTGTCCTGAAGCAAAACATTATTTAAGAAGATTTAAAAATAGATTAGGAAAAATAGTAATATGATGTTCTCTGAAAAGGTTTTATGGTATAAACAAAATGGAAGGGATAAATATGGAGCAATAAAATATGACGACCCTATAGAAAAAAAATGCAAAATAGAAGAGGTTACGAGAAGAGTAGTTGACAGAGAAGGGGACTTTTATATTTCACAATTTAGAATATTTTTTGAAGATATTTTTGATATTAATATAGGAGATAAAATAGAAATTAATTCAGAAGATTATATTGTTAATGAAATTCATATTGAAAAGGATTATTACAATAAAGCAATTTTAAAATGGATTGTGGTAAAGGAAATATGAGCGAAAATTATGAAGTGAAAATAGAAGGCATAGAAGAGTTACAACGAAATCTTAAAAATTTAGCAAAAAAGAATGTTGAGACAGCAAAAAAAGCAATGACGGATATAGGATATGATTTATTAATGAAAAGTAGAGCGATAGTTCCGATTGATAAAGGAATTTTAGCGCAAGATTCAGATGCAGGTTTTATTTCAGAAACGGAATTGATTGTTACTTACGGAATGGGAATGGCGAGAGATTATGCAGTGATTCAACACGAGAGATTAGATTTTCAACACGCACCGGGGAGAGAAGCTAAATATTTAGAAAAACCTTTTAGAGAAAATATTCAAAATTATATATCTACTTTAGCCGAAAAATTAAAAGGTATGATGAGATGATATTAGATGATATAGGAATGTATTTACAAGGGATGGGATACGGCAAGTTAGGTGAAACCCTTTTTTTACAATTTAAACCTGATAATAAAGATTGTATTGTAATTTGGTTAACTGGTGGAAACCCACCAAGAACCGATTTAAATGTAGATACTTATACAATTCAAGTAAGGATTATAAACAAAAATTTTTCAGTTGGATATGAAAAAATAAAAAATATAAAAAACGAACTTCACGATAAATTACTTCATTTAACAAGTAATGTATATGCAAAAGCATATACGGAAATAACAAGTTGGTTTGAAGAGGAAAGGTGGAGTTTTGTAATAAATTTTGAATTAACAATGAGGAGGTTATAATGGCTGCAACAGAATTAACTGTAAATTTAATAACAACTTCTGGTGTTGCATATTCTTTAATAAGTGCTAACGCTGATGGAAATTATTTCGACAATAATGGATATACCTTTTTTGTAATTTCTAATGGTGGAGGTAGTCCAATAACTGTCACGATTGATTCAAAAGCAACTTGTAATTTTGGAGTGGATCACGATATTGAAGTTTCAGTTGGAGCAGGAGCAACAAAAATAATAGGACCTTTCAATGTTGCAAGATTTAATGATGCTGAAGGTGAAGTTAATGTGACTTATAGTGATGTGTCAAGTGTGACAGTTGGAGTTTGGAGGTTGTATTAAAATGGTTAAAGATAAAGATTTAATAAAAGATAAAAAAATTGTTAAAGTAAAAATAAAAGAAGGTATAACTGATATTGATGGAAAAGAAGTTATAAATGGATATGTTGAACTTCCAGAAGATATTGCATTATATAAAATAGCACATAAATCTGATTATTATTTAGGGATTTATGAAGAGAAAAAATTTGAAATTAAAAAAGAAGAGTTTAAAAAAGAGGAACCTAAAATAGAATTAAAAAAGATTAAAAAGGAGGAAATATAAATGGCTTTAAAAAAGATAGGAGTAATAAGAGGAGTAACAGACGGAAAGTTTAAACCTGTTGGTGGAACTGAAAAAGATATAAGAGGAATTGCTGCAATAAAATTTAATCCTGATATAGTTACTGCAACAAGTGAAGGTGATAATGATATTTATTCTTTAAGTTCAAGAGTTAAAAGCATTAAATTTACTTTTGAACACGCAGTTTTAGATTTAGACACTTTATCAGCAATAACAGGTTGGACTTTGACAGCAGGTGGTTCTGGTTCAAGTGAAACTCAAACTTTAGATATTGATACCGATACTTTTCCTTATTTTTCTTTTGAATGCAGAAGTACAAATTTAATAGATAGTCTTGATGCAACTGGTGATACAATTGCTGATGCACACTTCAAAATATATAAAGCAAAAATAACAGGTGGCTTAAATGTTGAACTTAAAGATGAAGGACATTGGCAAGTATCTTTTGAGGCACTTGCAATACCAGATTCAAGCAGTTCAGGTAAAATAGCTTCAATAATCTTCTATGAAACTGCAACAAATATTTCATTATAGAGGTTATAATGGATGAATTTAGCGATAAAAAATTTATTTTAAAAATAGGAGATAAAGAATGGGAGGTGAAGTTCGATTTCACCTCCTTTTTGGAAATTGAAGAAAAATATGGTTCATTAACTGATATGTTCGTTGATTATAATAAGAAAAGATTTCAGACAATACTTGATTTGTTATATTTAGTTTTGAAAAATACTAATTCAGATTTCACAAAAAAATATAAAGATAAAAAAGAATTTGCAAAAGACCTTGATAGTAAAAAAATAGATGAATATGACAAAATACTTGCTGATGCTTTAAATGATGCTTTTCCGAGTAATTTAAAAAAAGAATAAAAGCCACCACTCAAAAACAAAAGATTGATTGGTGGTGGCTATATTATATTATAAGAGTGAGATTTGGTTTTTCAGAAGAGGAATTTTATAAATTGAATTTTAAAAAGTTTTATAACCTTTTAGAGCAATATCTTTTTGATATAAATCCTAATTTTAAAGAAGAGAGAGAGGAAGAGGAATTTTTGAATGAAGTTTGGGATAGTATAAGGAGAGAGAAATGATAATAGGTGAATTAACTGCAAAACTCGGTTTAGATTCTTCAGAATTTGAAAAAGGAGTAAATACTGCTCACGGAAGTCTAAATAAATTAGGAAATCTTTTTAAAACAGGTTTAATTGTCGGTGGAGTTGCAGCATTAGGTAAAGCAATTTGGGATTGTGGAAAAGCAGCAGGTGATGAACAAAAAGAAATTGTTGCTTATCAAAATGTCTTAAAGAATTTAGGAATGGATGTTGAAAAATCCACAAATAAAATTGAAAGTCAACTTTTGGCATTTCAGAAATCTACAACTTTTTCAGATTCTCAAATGAGACCTGTTTTGACAAGGTTAATAGCAACATATCAAGATGAAGATAAGGCATTAACAGTTTTAAAGAAGTCAATGGATTTAGCAGTTACAGGTAATATGGATTTAGAGACAGCTTCAAAAGCTTTGACAAAAGCGTATGATGGTGAATTTGGTTCTCTAAATAGATTGATTCCGGGTTTTGAAGTTGTGAAAAAACAAATACCGGGAACCAAAAAGGAAGTTGTTGATTTAGAAGCTACACTTAAAAATTTAAATACAATTACACAAGGTGCGTCAGAAACTGTCGGTAATACCTTTTCTGGAAAATTAACTCAATTAAAGAATTCTTTTTCAGATTTAGAAGAAAATATTGGAAGTTTATTTTTACCAGTTTTGGAAAAATTAGTTAATGCTTTAAGCAATGTTATAAGTTGGTTTTCAAATTTAATAAACAATATCAAAACAGGTGCAACTCCATTTTTTAGTTGGTTTCATAACTTTTGGACTCAACTTTCTAATGCTGCAGGTGAATTTGGAAAGGCTATAAAATCAATATGGGACAATGCTTTAGCTCCTTTTATTTCTTGGTTAGGTCGTATAATGGGACCTGTAATAACTGCAGTAATAGATGGTGCTGCAAAATCTCTTTTAGCTTTTGCATCTATTGTTTCAAATATTACTTCAGCAATATCTAAAGTTTTAAAAGGAGATTTCAAAGGGGCTTGGGAAGAGTTAAAAAGCATTCCGAGTGATGTAGAAGGTGTGATATCTTCTTATAAGTCATTAGGTTCAACAATGACCGCAACTTCAGGAGATGCTGCAAATTTAGGGGCAACAACAAATGATTTATCTTCAAGTTTTACTGAAGTTAGTGATTCAAGCTTAATAAGTGCACAATCAATACAAGCCGCAGGCGATTCAATAAAAGAGACAGGGGAAAAAACTAAAGAAACTCAAGAAAAGATGAATGAATGGAAAGCACAACTTGATGAGATAAGCCTTTCAGCTTTTGAATTAGAAAGAAAAAGAATATATCAAGTATATGAAGAGAGATTAAAATATATAAATGATAATATAAAAGATGAAGACCAAAGGGCAGAGGCTATTAAGATTGTTAATGAAATTTTATCAAAGCAATTAATAGATTTAGATAAAAGAATTGCTGAAGAAAGAATAGCAAATAGAAAAAAGGAATTAGATATTCTTTATGAAACTCAAGATGAAATATATGCATTAACACATTCAAGATTTGAAACCGAGAGAAGAGAAATAATGTATACATATAAAACCAGAAAAGAGAAAATTGAAAACGAAATTACAGATGAGAATTTAAAACAACAAGCTTTAGCAGAACTTGATGAATGGTATAAATTGAAAATGAACGAATCATATGAAGAGGAAAAAAAGATAAAAGAGGAACAAGAAAAAGAGGAACTTGAGAGGGAAAAAAGAATTAAAGATGAAAGATTAAAAGATGAAAAAGAATTACAAGATGATATTAATTCTGTTACACTTGATAATTATGATTATAAAATATTAAAAGTAAATGAATATTATGATAATTTAAAAGAAAAATATAAAGATGATGCTGAAATGTTAGAATTGATTGAAACTGCAAAAAGTTTAAAGATAGCAGAAATTGAAAGAGACAGAGAAGAAGCTAAAGCAAAAGAAGAGGATAGAAGAAAAGCAGAAATAAAAAGAAAATCTGATGAAGAATTAAGCGATGCTGAAAAGTTAAATAATGATATTAAAGAAATTGTAATGGATAGATATGATTTTGAAATAGAGCAAATTAGAAAAACGTCTAATGAACTTAAAGATAAATATAAAGATAATGTTGAAATGTTAACTTTAATAACAGAGTGGGAAAATACAAAAATAATGGAAGTTGAAAATAAACGAGTTGAAGCAATGGAAAAACAACTTAAAGAATTAGAAAAGATGTCTGAAAAACAAAAGGAAACTATAGATGAAACTCAAGATTATGAAATTGATGCAGTTGAAGAAAAATCAAAAAAAGTATTAGAGATAGAGAAAAAAGAAAAAGAAGAGATTTCAAAATTAGAAAAGAAAGCGCTTGAAGATTCAATAAAACTTTATAAACAAAAAATAGATGAATATAAAAAACAACAAGAAGAATTTTTAAAGTCTTCAGTTGATGCATATAATAAACAAATGAGCGCACTTGAAGCACAAGCGAAAGCAGAAATGCAAGCAAAAGGAATTCCAGAAAGTCAATTATATGGATATATGAATTATTTAACGGGTGGTAAATATAGCACTGAAGAGCAATATGTCCAAATAAACAAAATGCCTATGCCAGAAGAATTAGGTTCAGATTTTAAAAATCTTTATGATCAATATGTTGGATATTATAAAAGTTTTGGAATTTCAGATCAAGATATACCATATTATTTAAATCAAGCAATTCAACAATCGCAAAATATGTATAATACACAAACGGCAGCTGGGAGTA